GGTCTAATAATGCCAATATGTCTTTATTGTTAATAATCATTCTTTGAATAACGTTTAAATCGCCGTCAATGTCATAGGACATAGAATCACCACCTTTTAGGCAAATAAAAAGCCCTTAAAGGGGCTTATTAGTTTATATCTAATTATTTCTATCACGTCATGAACAACCTCTCCTTTTTCCTACTTAACCCAAAATCGCTTTTGGAAGGGTACATAAAATCTCTTATTATTGGAACTTTAGAACAAGAATATGATAGAGTGGCAAAGTATGAATTCCTTGAACAAACTTTATTTTTTGGGATTCCTGTGTGCTTTTGTATGCTTTCAGCAATCCATTCCATCATACTAATATTACCGCAATACTCAATTTTTAAATAATTCGTGCCTTTGTGCGAATATGTAACACAACCATCACCGTCAAAATACCCTCTTACGAAATGTCCTTCTAATTCATACGGAACACCTATAGGCTTTGTCATAATAGTGCTTTTGTGAGGAATAACTCCATGAGACATCAAATCTTCAACAAAAGTTGCAGAATAAACACTAACACGCTTTGCAGGATGTTTTCTTTTGCTTGTATCTGTGCCAATAGGAGAATCATAATTTAATTCTTTTTTGAATTCCTCTAAAACTTCAACATCATCGGCTTTGATTTTTAAAACATATTTGCATCCTGCATCTCGATTATATGTTACACAGCCATCCGACATAGCCCATCCAAGAAAATATGCTTTCATTGGAGTATCAATATTTTGAAAATATCTTTCATTAAGTGAATATTTGCGTGTAAATCTTTCTCTGTAGTTCCTCATTTCTACATTATTTTCATTGAGAATTCCAGTTATTCTACAACTTGAACATCCTAATAAATCAGCAATTTCAGTGGATGTTTGTCCACTTTCGTATAATTTAATTATTTTAGGATATTTTGATGTAGGAATATCAATTCTACCGCCTTTTGGCTTTACTTGAATATTGTTATCGTGGCACCATTTAACAATTGTACCTGACGTTACTTTAAGTTTCTTAGCAATTTCTGAACTGTGCATATTTTTATTTATGTATAATTCTTGCATTAATTCAGCTATCGACTTGCCATATTCCTTTTCTACTCTCATTTGTGCCTCTGCTGGTCTACCCATATTTATCACCTCGCTATTATTATACCACAAACTACATGAAGATTCAAGCAGTTAAATTAACTTGCATTAAATTTAATTATGTATTATAATATGTTTGAGGTGATATTATGAGCGATAGAGGATTAAAAAATAGAACTCCAATTTCAAGCACTATTGAAATAAGGCTGTATGAACAACTTGATAAACTAACTCAACAAACAAGAATACCAAAGTCTAAACTTCTTGATGAGGCTATACAAGATTTGCTAAAGAAATACAATAAATAATTACTTTTTATCAGTAATAATAAACTTACTGAAATTAAAATTCATTACTGTATCTTTTATAGCTTCTTTCATCCTTCCGTTAGCCATCCAACGAAGTGCTGTACGAATAGCGTGAGAGGGTGGTTGTGGTTCATATACGCCACCCAATTGTTCAAGGTCAAACCCCGACACTGGAGCATTAGAAACAACAGTTTCACCAAATATATTGGTATATGCTCCTTTTGGACGTGTCCTTATAGTCATGTCATTTCCTCTGGCAGGATTCCATAACTCTCCGCCAATATAATCTTGTAAGGCAGGATTTGATAAATCACTCAAACTTCCTTTTCCAAATTCGTCAAGTATAGCCCAAGCACCGCCCGCAATACTTGCTACAATTACATTCGCAATATCGGTTATATCTTCCTCATGCAAGCTATCTTTGCCCTCTGGCGTCTGCATGCCTATTTTAGCGTCATTAAGTAGTTCAACCTGTAATTCCTTCATGGAAAGCATTAACTCTTTTCTAAGGGCATTTAAAAGGCTCTGCGTGTCTAATCTAATTGACATATCCAATCAGTCCTTGCATTAACATATTGCCTTTAGCCATATAGTTCTTTTGTTTCTTATCCCAATTCTTCTTATACTTTGGTAAGTTGTAAGGTGGGGCAGAAGTTCTACTTTTCATAGCCATACAGAGAATGCCACATAGATAGTAAACAGCAACGTCTGATAGTTGTTTGAATTTTTCCTCACTGTCAATCCGTTTGCCTGTTACAGCCATTTTCTCCAAAGCAGGGGTTATAAGTATCTTCATAGCACCAATATTAGCGTCAGCGTCAATTATTCTGTTGGGTAATAATTCATCATTGGTAACTTTTCCAGTCAACATTTTTCTGATTTTATCATGGTAGCCTTCGCCTAAATATTCTTTATACATTGGAATCACCTCTGTTTTTATCGTGATTAGATAATACTTTATCTAAAAGCTTGTTTCCTATTTTCCTAAATTTTTGATATTCAGGATTTTCAGGGTCATCGCTGCCGATATATTCCTTTGGTGATTTATTTAATGCTGTTTTAGCCATGTTAAACGAATTGTCAGCTTTCATTTTTCGGATAAATTCAGGACTTCTTTTTTCGGACAACAATTCTTCTCTTAAATTTCTATGTTCCATGTTGAAAAGAAAGTTATAAACCAACAATGCGTATCTTATTTCTTCGTAGTCAGGTCTTTTATTGTCTTTTACATCTTCAACAATTTCATATAAGGTTCTCATATTTACCTCCTATAAATTCAATTTTATTCTCTCACATCTGGTGACGCTTGTAATCTTGATACACCGTCTAACACAGGGGCAATACTGTCTATTTTCAAGTTTTCACCATTAAAAACAAACCTGTCAAGCAATTCAACACCTAAGTCCTTTGAAACGTCAAACGTGTATTTAGTGCTATCAAGCAATCCGGGGTCAACTTGCCTTAGTCTGTAGGTTACAACTTCCATGTAACTACCAACATCGGAATTTAAAGTTTTCCATTCTTGAATAGGGTTGAAATTCTCGTCAACATCATCAACGTATCTCTTATGTTCAATAATTGCATTGCATTTAGCACAATAAAAAGCACTTTCTTTACTTGCGTGGTCGTATGAAACAGTTTGAACAAGATATTTTTTACCTTCGATTGTTAGGTATTCGCCACTAAGTAAATTATCTTCAATAGGTATTAGTCCTTGCCATAATGCCTCTCTTGCCCCTAAGTCTCTTGTACCGTTAGTTGAACGCTTGATTGATACTTTGGTATTAAGAGGAACAGAACGCTCTATAGTGCAATCCTGTCCCTTTGATTTAATAAATTTATTTGCATAAGTCATTCTTACCAACCCCTTTTAGGAAAGGTAACAGTAAACCCTGATACACGAGGAACATTTAAAGGGAATAATGTATCTATTATTTTCATAATAGTTTCTTCCTTTTCTTCCTTAAATTCAGCTTTTTTCTTACTCCAATCAGTACCTAACTCATAGCTTGCATGTTCGCCTGTTTCCTTCTTTGGAAGTCTTGTTGACATTGAAGGACAAAGCAATATACAACATTCTAAAACAACAGCATTTTCAAGGTAAACCCATAAATCGCTTTCTTTGTCTACTGTCGCATATTCGGGTATTTGAGCTATTATATTAGCTTCTGCGACTGTTATGCAGTCAGGTTGATTGATGTCGTTATCAGGTAAATAAGGTTCAGAAACGCCCATTTTTGAGCGTATTCTGTCCTCATATCCTAACCCTGTAAGTATCCTATTTGCCATAGGGGATAGCACCCCCTATTATTCAAGTGTCATTATTGCCGATGACTTCTTGAGTATTTTTCTGAAACCGCTATTTTCGGAAACTGTCAATAATTGTGTCTGATTCTTAATGAATTTGTCAGCCTCATTAATAGTAGAACCAAGTTCAACTATTTCTTCAATAGCAGATTCTCTGTTCAATCCATAAAGAGGCACTTTTCCGCCTATCTTTTCAATGTGAGGGCTATATAACAATGTAACATTTGTTACAAGGTTTTGTGGTAATGTAACAGCAACATTCAATCCATTTGCAAGCAAAGCGTCCATTTTAGAAGCAACATCTCCAGCAGGATACAATACTTCAAGTATCTGCAATAATCCATCTTCGTTGGACACTACTGTATTACAAGCTCTTGGATAGAATTTCAATAAGAATTTTATCCATGCAGTTCTCGTTAATGAAGCACTGAAAGAACTGTCAAGGTCTTTTGCTTTATAACTTGTTGCAGCATTACCGTTTCCATCGCCATCTTTTATAACAGTTAAGATTTCAGCAATTTTATTGTCAGCAGCTTGTACGCCTATTTCTTGTAAGTGAATATTGAATACGTCTAAGGTCATTCTTCTTAATGCTTCGTATGAAGCTTCGATTGCTCTACCATATTTGTAGATGTTGATTGCAGATTCACCAAGTTTTAACTTAGCAGTCGGCAATTCAGCAGCTTCTGTTACACGTCTCATTTGAGTTGCTTTCTTGTTATTAGCGTCGTCTAAATCTAAATATGAAGCTTTGTAAACATTGCTATCTATTGGAGTTCTTGCAGCAATTAAATATTTAAACACAGGATATTCAGTCATAGCCTGAACTAAAGTTCTTGACACATATTCAGGGAATAGTACCTTGTTTTCGTTTGTTCTGTAAAAAGCTTCTACCTTTGAAGAAAAGATATTCTTTTCGGGAATAGACTTTGTTAAGATTCCAGCTTCTTTCATCAATCTTTCAAAAGCGTCAAGTTTTCCACCTTCTTGAGTAGGGTCTTGAGTTTCTAAATAAGATGATAAAGTCATTTCTTTTGAGTGTGCTTGTCTGTACAATTCGCTTGTCAAGTTTTGTAAAGTTATTTTTTCGTTAGCCATATTATTTCATCTCCCTTCCAAATTAACCGATAAATACGGTTACTACGTTTACGTCAGCAGTACCGTCAACTTCTACTGCATAAGCACCATTTACGGGTGTTGCTACTTCACTAACAGCACCAGAACCATCAACAACCAAATACTCCTTAGCAGCAGGCAAAGCACCTGATACACCCGGAACATTCTCTCTAAATCCTGCAAACTGAACAGTCATATAATGGTCTTTTTCGTATCTGTCAATAATTCCTCTTAGTGCGTCTCCGGCACTACCAAAACCAAAAAGTCCGTCACCTTCACAAGTAACAGCTTTTCCTTCTACATAAGCTACTCCTGATGCTAATGCAACAGCACTAACTGAACCTGCCGCTTGCACGGTTACATATTTTGCACCTATTCCTTCAAAACCTAATCCACCTCTTGCCATTTATAAACACTTCCTTTCTTTTCTAAAAAATTTTTTGGCAATAAAAAAACCGCTTGTTAGC